GCTTGGACGAGAGTGCGATCCTCGGGCTTGAGGAGGGCAGCGCGGCCTTCCGGCGCGTGCAGGTCGAGGCGGATGCCATGACCGGGCGGGTCAACTTGCTGCGGGCGGCGTTCGAGGCTCTCAAGACCCTGATCATCGGCGGCGTGATCATCGCCCTTGGCGCGTTCTTCGCGACCTTCGGACGGGCCGGGGTGATCGTCGCTGGCCTCGCCGCGATCGTGTTCGGTTTCAGCGCCATGCGCGATCAGATGATCACCACGGAGGGCAAGACGGCCAGCTTTGGCGACATCATGACGGCGACGTGGAACCGGGTGAAGACGTCGATCAGCGGCTTCTTTGAACGCCAACGGCAAGAGATGCCGCGCTACCTCGCCACGATGGGCGAGTGGTACAACGGCGCGGCGCGCTGGCTCATGAGCCTGGGGGCGCGTTTCGAGGGTTGGTACCGGATCACCGTAGCGGTCCTCGGGGGCATGGGCAGAGACCTGCGCCGCTGGGTGAACGACCTGATCGACTCCGTGCCCTTTGCACGCCAAGCGATCGAGGCCTTTGGGCGCATCTGGAACTGGCTCGGGGAGAAGATCTCCGGGATCTATCGCTGGGCTCGAGAAGGCCTTGCGGACCTGCTGCGCGATCACGCGCGGGCGGGCGCGGCGATCGACCCTGAGGATCGTGGCACCCAGCAGCGCTCGGCGCGCCTGGCGGCGCTCAGCGCCGAGGTTCGTCGTCAAGCAGCCTTGGCCGTCCAGGAGACCATCGCGGCGGGCGCGGCTGAGGAGGCCCGGATGAAGGCCAATCTCGAGCGCATCGCCGGCACTGACTACGCCGCACAGCTCGGGGCGCAGTTTAGCGGCGCCCGCGCGGCGATCCTGTCGAAGCTCAACAACAGCGGCCTGATGGACGACGCGATGGGGGTCGCTCGGGCTCGGGATGCGCAAGGCGCACGTCTGGCGGCTGAGCAGGCTCGTCTGGCAGGGGGCGACCTGGCGGTTGAACAGCGGGACGGTGGCGCGGGCGAGGAAGAAACCGACCTCACCAACGCCAACGCCAGCGCCGGCGCTGAGACCTTCGCGGCGAAGCTGGCGCGGGTGATCCTCCAGCTCAACACGCAGACGCAGGCAATGAGCCAGAGCCGCGGCGAGCAGATGCGATGGAACGCCGCCATGCAGCTCGGCATCGCCTGGAACGATAAGACCGCGATCTCAGCGAGGGTCCGTGTGAAGGAGGCTGTGGGTAACCAGCTGCTGGCGTTGAGGCAGTCGCATATCCGGACAATCAACCAAGAGACCTACGCCTTGGGCGAGCGTGCGCGGATCGCGGGGCTGGCCGTCAGCGAGCGAGGGTTCGAGACCTTGATGCTCGAGGAGCGGCTGCGGATGGCCACCGAGAACAACGTGACGGACATCGCATCGATCAAGATCAGTGACGATGTGGTGGAGGCCCTCCGGCGGCGGGCTGCGGCGGGTGCTGCGGCTAGCACGGATCAGCGCACGATGACGCAGGGCTTGATGGACGGCTTGCGCGAGTGGGCGCAGAAGGCCGGCGACGTCGGCTCGCAGATGTCGAGTGCGATGGGCTCGATCATGGGTACGCTCACCGACGCCTTCACCAGCTTCTTCATGGGCCAGAAGGTCGAGTGGTCGGACCTCGCCCGGTCGATCATCAGTCAGATCGCCAAGATCATCATCCAGATGCTGGTGATGAAGGCGGTGATGGCGAGCCTCAAGTTGTTCGGCTTCTCGTCCGGCGGCGAGCCCGGCGAGGTGACGCCCAACAAGCACGGCAACGCCTTCGCTCAGCGGGGCATCCAGGCGTTCGCCAAGGGCTCGGCGTTTGCTAACAGCGTCGTCTCGTCTCCGACCCTGTTCAAGTTCGCCAAGGGCGCGAAGATCGGCGTCATGGGCGAGGCGGGGCCTGAGGCGATCGTTCCGCTCAAGCGCATGCGCAATGGCGACCTGGGCATCTCCTCGGATGGGGCTGGAGGCGGGTCGATACAGAGTGTGTTCGCCCCGAACATCACCATCAAGATCGAGGGCGGCGGGGGCGGCGAGAGTGGTGACACGGCCCTGGCGGGCAAAGTCGGCAAGCTCGTGAAGGACGTCTTAAGGAAAGAGATGCAGGACTTCCAAATCGAGCAGGCGCGCGCCGCGCAACGGCTCACCCGATTTGGGAACTGATCCTTGGCCGGCGAGACCACCTTCGCGCCGTTGAAGAACCCGGACTTCCCGGTCAAGGACAAGCGCGCCCCCAAAACCTACACGGTGCCGATGGGCGACGGCTACATCGAGCGCACCGCGATGGGGATCAACACCAACGCGGCGACGCTCAACCTGAGCTGGAGCAACATCTCGGAGGCGGAGAAGGACGACATCATCGACTTCTTCGAGCCGCTGTTGGCGGTCGAGGCGTTCCTCTACCAGCCCCCAGGCTTCGCAGCTCAGAAGAAGTGGCTCGCCACCGAGTGGGGCAGTGAACTCACGAACGCCGACGTTTGGAATGTCAGCGCAACTCTACAGCAAGTGTTTGACCCGTGAGGAGGGGCCATGACCATGACCATCGTAACCCGGACTGTGAATGACAACCTGATCGACGTCGGCGTGGGCGCCGGCGAGGACTTCGTCGCGCGAGCCCGCATCGAGCGTGGCCCGTTGCTGCGCTCTGCGGCGGCCACCGAGGCGCTGTTCAACGGCGCGGACGGCAAGACGGCGGAGCAGGTGCAGATCGAAACCCTCGGCGCACCGCTCCACGGCAAGTACCGCATCAACGATCCGGACGGCATCGACCGCAACGGCCAACTGATCCAGTACGGCCAGGAGTTCGCGTACCTCGACTGGCAGGCGACGCCGGTCTGGCACATCTACGAGCTCTGCATCGAGGAGTGGACCGGCCCGAACACGCCCGTCCTCGACGAGAACGGCGACACGATCCCACACGCGGACCCGGCGCTCGCTGCGCAGGGCTTCATCCAAATGGAGCTCGGCCCGGCATGGCGACGCCGCGGCTACAGCGCCGACCAAGCCGAAGCCATCACGCAAGCGGTCCAGCTCGCGCAAGCTCAGGAGTAAGCACCAATGCCATTCATCAGCGACACCGCACTCGACGCCTTGCTCACGCAGGTCGCGTTGGCAACCCGCATGGACATCTGCTCGCAGGAGCCGGCGACCTACACCGAGGCCACCTCGACGTACTCGAAGGGCAACAAGACCACGATCTCGATCGGGTCTGCTGCTGACCGGACGCCGAACGGCCGCAAGCGGGCGGTCGCGGCGATCACAGGCGGGACCGTGTCTGCGACGGCGACGGTCAGCCACTGGGCGCTCACCCAAGTCACCGGCACGCTGCTCTGGGCGACCGGCGCGCTGGCGTCGTCCCAGTCAGTCACCTCGGGCAACACCTGGGCCACCGCAGCCTTCGACATCGGCGTCGCGGACGCGACCTAAAGGCTCACAGCCTAGGAGGCTTGAGCCATGACGTTCCCAACGGTCCCATCCGTCGTCCGGCTCACCGGGGATGCGCTGCTCGACGAGCTGATCCCTGGCGGGTACGGCATCCTTGTCGACACAGCGACGATGCCGAGTATCTCGGCGGGCGATTGGGTCATCGTACTGCTTACGCTCGGGGCGAGCGCCACAACGCTAAACTCGTACCCGGCGGGCTACCTGACGCTCGATAACGACACCGCCGTCGGCGCCGGCGTGCGGCAGTGCGTGTTTTCGGCCAACAACGTTGCTGGGGCGCCGACTGCGGACTGGATCTTCGATATCGGGGCCAGGTCCGGCTGGGCCATGCACATCTACGTCGTGCGGGGGGTGGCGACCGACATCGGCAGCACCGTAGCCACTGGCACGTCCACTAGCCCAAACCCGCCAAGCGCGAACCCAACTGGCGGGGCAGCAGATAGCCTGTTCCTGATCGCGGCGACCGTGGACGGCACCGCCACCGTCAGCTCATGGCCGACGAACTACTCGACAAATGGGATCAGCGATAACCCCGGGGGCAGCGGGGGCTTTTCAGCCGGGTCGATGAACTCGTCCTACCGGACGGTGAACGCCGACAGCGAGGACCCTGGCGCCTTCACGATGTCGGCGTCCGAAGAGTGGGTGGCGTACACTTACGGTTTCGCCGCCGAAACCGCGACTGAAACCAGCCTGACGGCGAACAACGTCAGCGTGGCGCCGAGTGTTGGGCAGCCGGCGCTCACCCAAGACCACAGCCTGACGGCGACGGGCGTTGCTGCGGCGACGGTGACGGTCGGCAGTCCCGCCCTCACGCAGGACCACAAGCTGACGCCTAACAGCGTCGTCTCCGCGCCCAGCGTGGGCAATCCAGCGCTGACGCAGGCCCACCAGCTGACGCCGAGCAACGTCTCGGTGGCCCCGAACGTCGGCAATCCAGCGCCGACGGTGGACTACTCTCTGACCGCGACGGGCGTGTCGGTGCAGCCTTCGGTCAGCACGACGGCGCTGACGCAGGCCCACCAGCTCGCGCCTACAGGCGTGGCGGCGGCGCCGAGTGTAGGCACTCCTGCGATCACGCAAGATCACAGCCTCACGGCGACGGGCGCAAGCGTACAGCCGAGCGTGGGTGCGCCTGATCTCACCGTGACGGTCGAGGTCACGGCCAACGGCCTCACAGCCCAGCCGAGCGTGGGTTCGCCGGTGTTCACGCAGGAGCACTTGCTGACGCCGACGGGCATCAGCGTGCAGCCCTACGTCGGCACGGTCACGGGCTTCGACGAGGACGAGCCGAGAGACTTGCTGGCCGAGCGGCGCCAGCAGCTCAACCAGGGTCAGCTGATCCACCTGTTCATCCTCGACCTCAACCCGATCGGGGTGGACGAGATCTACTACCTGACGACGGCGAACTACGAGGACCTCACCGAGATCGTGTTCGACGGCGCCACCTACAACTACGCACCGATCGCACTCACCAACGTAGACTGGTCAGCCAACGGCGACCCGCCCAACCCGAAGGTGACGTTCCCGAACGCGAAGAAGTGGGCGGCTGGGCTCGCGCGCCAGCACGCGGACCTGATTGGGGCGAGCGTGCGCCGCATCCGCATCTACCGCGAGTTCCTGGACGGCCAGCCGCTGGCAGACGTGGAGGCGACCTACAGCGACGACAACTTCCGGATCGAGCAGAAGCTCAACATGAACCGGGTGATCGCTGAGTTCTCGCTGCGGCCGCTGCGGTCGATCGAGAACAAGAAGATCCCCGGCATGGTCTGCCTCAAGAACGTGTGCGTGTTGCGCTACCGCCGGTGGGACGTCGACCTGCCCGACTTCGTCTACGACACGAGCGCCTTGGCCTGCCCTTATGTCGGCGGCGAGATGTTCACGCAGCTTAACGTAAGCACACTCAACCCAGCCGAGGACGTGTGCTCACACGACATGAGCGGCTGCATCTCTCGCTTCGAGGACGCGCCGCTCCCCGCGAGCTTCAAACCCGGCATGACCCGGTTGAGGACCTGATGGCTGCTCAAGACCTGTTCCTGTTCCCCCGGCTCCGGCAGACCCTCGTGAGGGCCGCCAAGGCTGCGATGCCGAACGAGCTCGCCGGCGTGATCATGGACGGGGAGTTCGTCCAGCTCGAGAACGTGGCCGACGACCCGGAGAACAACTTCGCGCTCAGCACGCAGGACATGGTCCGCTACGTCTACACGCCCGAGTGCCGGGCGGTGGTCCACTCACACCCGGCGATCCGCGAGGAGGGGCAGCCTGCCCGGATGCGTCTATCGCCGTCGGCGTGCGACATGCAGCACCAGCTCGACGTGGCGAAGCCCTACGTGATCGTGGCTGAGAACCCCGAGACGGGTGTTTGGGAGACCTTCGACTTCGGGGGGCACACGATCGACTATCCGATCCTCGACCGGCCGTTCCGGCACGGTGTCGAGGACTGCTACGAGCTGATCCGCAAGTGGCACTGGCAGAACCGCTTCGACGAGCTGATCCCGATGCCGCGCGACGACCTGTGGTTCGGCAGCGTCGAGAACAAGATCGAGCCGTCGGCCAACCTCTACCTCGACCACTTCGAGAAGTGCGGGGCGGGGCGCATCTACCCACGCAGCCCGAAGGATTTACTGCCGGGTGACGTGTTCCTGTTCAAACTGCTCGCCAAGGTCTGGAACCACGGCGGCGTTTACGTCGGCAACGGGCAGGCGTGGCACCACCCGCCAGGGCGCTACGCCCAGAAGCTGGTGATCACCGAGGCGTGGTTCCGCAAGACCATCTGGCTCCGGAAGAAGGACTTGATGCTGTGAGCGCCGTCTACGACTTCGACGTCGAGAGCTTCGCACCGTACCAGCGGCGGGCGACGGGCAAGAACGTCATCGTCCTGCACGGGGCGTTGGCGGCGGAGTTCGGTGACCGGCACGAGTACGTGGTCAACACGCCGCGCGAGGCGATCCGCGCGCTCTGCTGCAACAAGCCGGGCTTTGCCGAGCGCATCAAGCCGATGGAGCTCAAGGTCGTGCGCGTGCGCCGCGGTGCGGGCAAGCCACTGGAGCTCGACGAGAACGACATTCACATGCGCATGTCGCAGGACACCGACATCTGGGTGATGCCGGTCCCGGCGGGATCGAAGAAGTCGGGCGTCGGCAAGGTGATCCTCGGGATCGTCCTCGTCGCGGCGACGATCTTCACGGCGGGTGCGGCCTCTCCGGGTCTCGCCATGTTCGGGGCTGGTGGGGCTCTGAGCGCCACTGCGGCGCTGGGCGTCTCCTACGGCACGATCGCACTGTTCGGCGTCTCCTTGGCCCTGGGGGGCCTCGCAATGATGCTGGCGCCTGCGCCCGGAAGCATCGACCCGAACGCGCGCGAGGACGACAAGGCGAGCTTCCTGTTCAACGGCGTGGTGAACGTGCAGGAGCAGGGCCACCCTGAGCCACTGGTCTATGGGCGCTTCCGCGTCGGCAGCGTGGTGATCGGCTCCTCGATCGTCGACGAGCAGGTCATGACCGGCGCCGGGTCCTACGACGGGAACGGCCACGAGGGCACGAACCCTGGCTTCGGGAGCGGGTTGAGCAGTGTCGACGGCGGCTTCCAAGACTTCATCGACGCCTCGAGCCTCGGACGCTGGCTGCCTGACATCATCGAGATCGGGCCGGTGACCATCTGATGGCGAGCTCGGCACGCAAACTCCGCGAGTGGACAGCGGCACGGCGCGAGATGGGCGCAGGCGGCGGTGGCAAGGGCGCGACGCCGTCGTCGCCAACCGAAGCACCGAACACTCTCCAGTCGCGGCAGATGGCGCGGCTCATCGACCTGTTGGCTGGCGGCAAGATCAGGGGTCCGGCGATCGGGGTCGACTGGTACAAGTCGACGTTCATGGACAAGACGCCCGTGGTCGGGGCGGACGGCACGGTCAACCTGCCGGGCGTCGTGCTCGAAGCGCGGCTTGGCGATCCGGATCAGGCGTACCTCGCCGGCTTCCCGAGCGTCGAGACGATCAGGCCGGTGGGCGTCACGGTCGATTTCGCCACGCCGGTCGTGCGGCCGATCACCAACGCGAACACCGACGCGGTGCGCGTGGGCTTGGGTCTCGGCGCATTGGTGAAGCAGGGCGACGACGGCGGCCTCAAAGGCCACACGGTGTCGATCAAGATCGAGGTGAAGTCCTCAGCCGACCAGCCTGAGAGCGAGTACGTCACGCGGGTCGAGGACACGATCAGCGGCAAATGCACGAGCCCGTACACGCGGGGCTATCGGATCGAGCTGCCCGGCGAGGCGCCGTGGGACATTCGCATGTCCCGGGTGTCGCCCGACGACACGGTGACCTCGACCCAGAGCACGATCTCGTTCTCCTACTACACCGAGCTCGTCGACCGGAAGATGATCTACCCGTCGAACGCCATCGTCGGGATCACGGCCAACGCTGAGCTGTTCGGCTCGCGGGTGCCTGAGCGAGGCTACGAGATCTTCGGCCTCGAGCTACAGATCCCCGAGAACTACACAGCGTTCGACACGGGCGGCGGCCACTGCGACGGCGAGTGGGACGGCAACTTCGTCAGTGGCTGGTGTTCGAACCCGATGTGGGTGTTGAACGACCTCGTCGTGAACGGCCGCTACGGCCTGGGCGACTTGTTCACCCAGCTCGACGTCGACAAGTACACGCTCTACCAGATCGCCCAGTATTGCGACGGGGCCAGCACCCGCGCGGCGACCTTCACCGGGACGTTCACCAAGACGAGCGAAGTGGCCTTGGCCGCCGGCGTCTATTCGGCGGGCGACATCACGCCGAACTCGCAGCAGGTCTACAGCAACCAGGGCGGCGTCGGCCGCGCGTGTGCGTTCGCCCAGTCTGGGGCGACGGACAGCGTGGCGTTCGGGCTCAGCGCGGCGACGACGGGCACGAGCGTCGCGTCCATCGACTTCGCCATCGAGCTGCAATCGGACGGGACCTATCGGGCCTTGGCCTCAGGGGCCTCAATCTGGGACACCAACGACACCTATGTCGCCAACGACGAGTTCCGGGTGTTCTACGAGGCCACGGCAGTCCGGTTCTACAAGAACGGCGTGCTGAAACACACGGCGACCACGACCGCTGATCAGACCCTCTACTTCGACAGCTCGTTCGGGGCTTTCAGCGAGCTACGCAACATCGCGTTCGATGACGGTGGCTGGACCAACGACTACGAGATCACCGGCATCCATGGTGTGCCCGACGGCTTCGGCGGCTTCGAGCCGCGCTTCGCCTTCAACGGCGTGATCAACACCCGCGAGCAGGCCGTGAAGGTCCTCGAGGCCGTGGCAGGCATGATGCGGGTGGCGGTTCTCTGGCACGGCGGCGTGCTCTCTGCGGTGCAGGACGCACCGACCGCCCCGAGCAAGCCGTTCGCGGCGGCCAACGTGAAGGAGGGCATGTTCAACTACGCGGGCACGTCCTTCACCGCGCGCCACACGATCTGCCACGTCAACTGGGTGGACCCGAGCCGCGGCTACGAGGGCGACACCGCCGTCATCGAGGACCGTGAGAGCATCCAGCGCTACGGCTACAACCTGCTCGAGATCACGGCCTACGGCTGCACCAGCTACGGGCAGGCCTACCGGACGGGCTTGGCGGCACTGCTCACCGAGCGGCTCGAGACTGACACGGTGACCTTCGAGGTCGGCTTGCAGGACGGCGACGTGCGGCCGGGCGACATCATCGAGGTGATGGACCCGCTGTTCCAGGGCGCTGAGTACGGCGGCCGGATCATGACCTGCAGCGAGACCGTGGTGGTGCTCGACCGCGCGTTCCCGTTCGACAGCGCGCGCACCTACACGATCACGATGATGGACAGCCACGGGCGCATGTTCACCCGCGAGATCGACAACCCTGGGACGACGACCGCCACGCTGACGCTGCTCGACGCGATCGAGGACAGCATCCTCCCCTTGCCGGGCTCGATGTTCATCATCGAGGACGACGTCGTCGAGGCGCGGACCTTCCGCGTGATGCAGGTGGCCGAGCAGAACGAGGTCGAGCTCAAGGTCTTTGCGATTGAGTACAACGCTTCGAAGTTCGCGCTGATCGACAGCGGTGTGCTCGACACGTCCGTCACCAGCGACTTCGACCCCTTGGAGACGCCATGGGAGATCGCGGCGCCAGCGAACCTACGCGCCCACTTCACCATGCGCACGGTGGGCTCAAAGGTCGTCGGCGTCCTGGCGTTCGAGTGGGACCCCGTGGTGAACCCGTACTTCGACCACTACGACGCGGCGGTGCAGCAGGGCGACGACAGCTGGTATCAGGTACGCAACCTGCTGGAGCCCCGCCTCGAGATCCTCGAGCCACACCCCGAAGTGGTGAAGGTGCTGGTCCGCGCGGCGAACATGTCGCTGCGCAACTCGCCGGTCGCGGTCTACTCGATCGACCTGCGCTCGGGCACCTACCTGGGCAAGCCGTGCATCGACTATCCGGAGATCGAAGGCGGCGGCTACATCTGGGGCGGACCCGATGCGACGCTGACCTGGGTGTTCCGCTCGCCGTACATGCTGGCTGCGCCTGAGAGCGACGTCGTCACGCCGGACCCGTTCTTCTCGCGCTTCGAGATCGACATCTGCGTGTGGCCCACGACGACGGTGATCGAGACCTTCGAGAGCCTGCTGCCGCGCTTCACGCTCACCCGCGACCTGATGACGACGATCAGCGGTGGGCAGGCGATGCGCCGCTACAGCGCGCGGATCTACGCCGTCGACACGGGCGGCAACCGTTCGAACGCTGCCATCGTCAACATGCAGAACCCGGCGCCGGCGCTGCCCACGCACACCAAGACGGTCGTGGCCTCCGGCGTGTCGATCTCGTTCTCACCGACGCTGGACGCTGACTTCGTCGGCGTGAAGGTGTGGATGTCTGAGACGAGTGGCTTCACGCCGAACGATGCGACCAACCTCGTCTACAACGGGGCGGGCGACGCCTTCATCCCGCTCGTGCCGGCGAACCCGACCAAGTATTACAAGTTCGCGGCCTACGACGCTTTCAGTGACGACATCACCGAGCTCAACATCTCGACCCAGCAGTCGCTGGTCCCGAGCGAGGTGCTGCAATACGTCAACGACGATGGCACGGTGACCGATGGCGGCTTCTTCCCACCGGGCGTGATGGGCGGGACCGGGCTGGTCCGCTCCGACTTCCCGTTCTCGGGCGTGACGGACACGACGATCTCGATCCAGTCGCACACGGTGCGGAAGGGCAACATCTCGCTGGGCACCTTCCCGCCCGGCACGCTGACCTCGCTCAGCGCGAGCACGCTCTACTACGTGTTCCGCGACATGGTCGGCTCGAGCTACGTCTACACGTCCAGCTACGCGACGGCCGAAGCATACTATGCCGACTTGACCGGCCAGTACGTCCCGCTCGGTGCGAT